ATCGCCCGAGCTGTTCAACTCAAAAGTGCCATCTGGATCTTCCTTGCGTCCTGTGGTGCCCAGCCATTTAACAGGCTTTTTGTCGTCAGGATCTAGTTCTTTAGTAAAGTCCAGCCCTGTGATTTTTTCTAGGAAATCTACTGTGCCCGGAACATCTTTGGTAGCAATACGCTGTGTTAGAGCCTGCTTGTCAGGACCTTTAAATACGTTTCCACCTTCAAATAGCTTAGTCATGGTTTATAACTCTCTTATTATGCCTGCGACTTTCGGCAATTTTACGAACACCTCTGGAAAATTTAGCAGGATCCTGTCCTCTAATAGCATTAATAAAACGACGCTCTAACTCTTCCGCCTGCTCTGGAGTATAGTGCTTGTGAATGCTTTCTAACAAATTAATTGCAGAATTAATGATATTAGCGGCACGACTTTCTACCAACTCATCGGTGTTGCGTACATCAGCTATGGCATTTAATTCCTGCAGAATTGAACGTGTTCGTAACTTCATAATTTACCCTATTGTGTATTTAATCAAAATACTAGAATGCTCTAAAACTATTAACTTGATCTTGCACTCTTATAGTACTAAATATACAGCACACAGGAGACACAATGAAAAAATTTTTCGTGCAGATCACCAGCTTGTTACAAGCCATTGGCACAGCTAGAGCTGCTACAATACTCACACGCATGGGTCGTTGGCGAGATGCGCAGTCACTAATGAGTAAATAAAAGCCATAAACTATTGTTTTAACTCGGAACGAGATATATAATAGTACATCAGCACAAAGTTGATGTTCATACACACATACAGGAGAAAAAAGTGTTTAATATTCCAGAACTAATGGTCGATTCTATTCAGAACGGCAAAAAACAATTTATCAACAAGTATATCACTAATCCAGAGCTTGCCAGAGCATGGACATATTATGTTGATAGTCAAACAAATTTCTTACATGCTTCTATTCAAACAGGAACTGCGGTAATGACTACCCTAGGCCGTGAAGTAATGGAAACTAAAGTAGAAAAGATCTTTAATCCTTTCAGTATTGATTGGTTTAGAGCAGGTTGGGATGCTTGGACTACCCAGTCAAACAAAAAGTCCTAATACAGATACACACAGGAGAATACTATGTCTAATTTTGAAACACCAAAACTGCCAGAAGTTAAATTTAATAAGAACGGCTATGAAATTCGAACTGACATCCTTGCTATGGCCAAGGATATTGTTGCCAACGAGTACACTTGGAAGTACAACGGTTGGGAATTAACTGCCGAACGCAATGACAAAGGTCAAATCGTTAGCACCGTTAAGATGCCCGAATATCCAGGGCTAGATAAAGTGCTTGAAACTGCTGAAAAAATGTACGCATTTGTCAACAGCGGTATTAAAAAATAATATGTAACTATGTGACCGCATAGCGGTTTTATAATATGATAAGAAAGGAAAAGGGCTCTAAGAGCCCTTTTTCATTTTGCCAACTTGGCTAGGCGTAATAACCTAAACAGCCCCAACCATATGTAGCCTATATCAATTTCCCATATTTTACTGCTTAGTTTAGGACTGGCAGGATTACGATGATGATTGTTGTGTAGTTCTTCACCGCCCACAATTATGCCCCATGGTACAATGTTGCGGCTGTTGTCTCGAGTAGCGTGATTACGATAACCCCACCAATGTCCTATACCGTTAATAACTCCTGCAGCCCAAAACGGTATCCATAGCATTTGCACACCCCATACCAATAGGCCCCAAGGGCCAAAAAGAACAAGGTCTATGACCAACATCAATAGAATCCCTAACCTATGATAAGGGGTATACAAATTCCTTTCAATCCAATCATTGGGAGTTCCAACACCGTAGGCATTGACCATAGCTTGGTCTTTACTGGCTTGGTTGTAAAGTAAAGCACCTTTAAACAAAACCCGTTTGATACCATAGACTATAGGACTGTGCGGATCTTCTGTGCGATCAGTATTCTTATGATGCTTGCGATGTATGGCCACCCATTCTTTGGTTTTCATTCCTGTGGTCAGCCAAAGCCAAAAACGCATAAAATGACTTAGCAAAGGATGGAATAATATGCCTTTGTGAGCTTGTCCTCTATGTAGATAAAGGGTCACACATACTATGGTAATGTGCGTCATAATTAAAGTTGCTATGATTATAAACATAAGATATTTATGAGTTGACAAAGGCTCAAAAAGCGTGTATACTATCAACATGAAAAATAAAATTATACTTACAGATGCAGACGGTGTTCTGCTTGATTGGGAATATGCCTTTGATGTTTGGATGGGACAACATGGTTTCAACAAAGTTGACCCTCTAAAATACAATATAGGCACACGTTATAACATCGAAGACGAGCAGGGCAAGCGTCTAATTAAGATTTTTAATGAATCAGCTCATATAGGATTCCTGCCTGCACTACGTGATGCCATGTTTTACGTCAAGCGTCTACACGAAGAACACGGTTATGTGTTTCATTGTATTACCAGTTTGAGCAAGGACGAAAATGCTCAAGAACTTCGCAAGATGAATCTGCGTAAGTTGTTTGGTCAAACCGCCTTTGAAAAATTTATATTTTTAGATACCGGTGCAGACAAAGACCAAGTCTTAGAAGAATATCGAGATTCAAATTATCTTTGGGTTGAAGATAAGATCGCCAATGCTGTGGTAGGTCACGAACTTGGACTAAACAGCGTAATTATGGAACATGGTCACAACATGAACTATCAAGGACCTATCCCCCTAGTAAAAAATTGGCGTGATATCTACGAAATGTTGGTCAAGTAAAGATATCTTGAACTAGAGCGTTGGCTTCAATTTGCCAAGTGGCAAAGTCGTTCTTGCTGATATCTTTGACTAGACTTTCAAGGATTAATTGTGCCATTTGATCCTGTTTGCTTCTTGCTACCCATAACCATAGAAAAGCCAATTTATTATTCTTATTTTCTTTATGATAACGTCCTAACATAAGAGCTGCTTTTATGCTGCGTTTCCGAGCAGCCAGTTCTAATAGAAAACAGGCTCTGTTCTTTTCATCGTCGCTGGCATAAGACTTGGCAAAGATTATTTCGGCAAAATGTATTCTACTATTTTGATCTTCGGCGGCTGCGATATTGTAGAGAACGGCACCAGCCCAACGGCGATAATCTCCAAAGAATCCAGAATGATGTAGCTGTGCTACCAAGGCAATGTTCTCATGATTCTTGGCCTGTTTGGCTGTGGCTTCTATCATAGCACTCACATAGGGTTTAAGGTTAGTTGGTATGTGTTTGTTTGCAGTAATTTCAAAAAGTTCATCTATTGAATCTTTTTCTTTTTTAAGAATGCATTTGAAAATAGCTCTAATGGCCTTGTCAAAGTCTTTCTGAGCCTTATACTGCATGGCCTGACGCATGGTTGCGTTTACAAAGTTTGTGTCGCTGCGAATTTCCGCTAGAATTTCTGCTGTGCTTTTGCCCTTGTCGCTGTGACGTTCGGCAGTTTTATCAGACTCCTTGGCAGCATTAGGATTAGCTTCAGAACCTTGTATTTTAATGGCCCAAACTTTTACAGGATCTTTGATATTTTTAAAGTTCTGTTGGCCGCGATCTTCAAATTGAAAAGGCAGCTGATCTTGAACCTGCTCGTAGACAGCATGACTAAGACTTATGCCACCAAGATCAGCTTGACTTTCAATTCTAGCACCTATGTTAATTGTATCACCTAAAAGGTCGTTGCCGTGTACAGCCACTGAACCGCTGTGTATGCCCATACGAAATCTCATAGCTGGTTGATCGGGATTTCGTTGATTTCTTGTGTGAAGTGCAGTTTGGCAATTGAAAGCAAAGGTCACACAGTCCGTTGGGTTGGCGAATTCTGCCAGTACAGCATCTCCTGCTGTGTTGAATATTCTTCCGTTGTATTGTTTGATTAATGGGTCAATAATTGACCTGCACTCGGTTAGAATCTCTAACGTAAGCTCTTCATTGCTGCCCATTAATTTACTGTAACCTACCACGTCTGCGCACAGCACCGTGGTGAGCTTGCGCTCCATCCAATCTCCTAATAATAAGATATTTAGTTTACTGAAATTAAATTATTTTTGAAAATTAACCACGCTTTTTCCCATGTCCATTGAAGGCTTCCTTCGTAAACCTGTTGTCGACTTAATTTTAGAGCATCTTCTACTGCCTGCTCTAAGGTCCAATTTAAACTGCCGGTCTTTCCGTTTTCAACTATATCAATGGGACCTTGACAAGGATATGCTGCCACAGGTGTACCGCATGCCATAGCCTCTATCATTACCAAACCAAAAGTTTCCCACTGGCTTGGAAAAACAAAGACGTCTGCATCCGCGTAATATTTTGCTAGATCTATTCCAGTTTTATATCCTACAAACTTAACATCAGAATATTTGTTTTCGTAAAATTCTTTCATTGGCCCGTCGCCCACCATAATTTTAGTGCCGTTATAATCTAGTTCAAAAAAATCTTCTAAATTTTTTTCTTTACTAATTCTACTGACGCATACCATAAGAGGTTTAGGGCATTGAATCTTATCTCTAAGAGATGGATAAAAAATTTTCCTATCTACTCCTCTTGTCCAAGGCACAATCTCCCCATCAAAACCTTGATCTCTTAATTGTCGCACCATTGTTGCTGTGGTAGTTAATACTTTACCACTATGTTTATGAAACCATCGTACTAAAGGCCAAGTAAGGTTTTCAGGTATTCCAAATAACTTTCTAAGTCCTTCTGGAAACTTAGTATGATAAGCAGTATTGTAGCGATAACCGTGTTTGTCAAGATATTGTCTAGCACACAAACCCATAGGACCTTCGGTGGCGATATGGATATGATCCGGAGATATCTCCTTAATCGCCTCGCCGATCTTCCAGGGAAAGGTAATCTTGATTTCGTTGTAGCCAGGGCAATCAACATAGCGGAACCTCCCGGGATCAAGATAAACAACACGATAACCGTCGAGAACCGCCATAGCCTCAATATTTTTGTAGGTTGTAACCACTCCATTTATTTGATCTGGCAAATTATCAGTGATTATTAATATTGTTTTCATTTGTTATTTGTGTCCATGAAATTATTTCCCATTTTCCATTCCAGTTTTCAACTAAAGCAGTCATAGATTCTACCCAATCACCGTCATTCATATATTCTATATTTTTGATCATTTTAATATCAGCTTTGTGTACGTGTCCGCATATGACACCATCGGCTTTTTGTTTATTGCAATAGTCCGTTATCAATGTTTCAAAGTCGCTCATAAAAGAAATTGCTTCCTTAGTTTTGTTTTTTAGATATGCACTCAAACTCCAATACGGAAGACCAAACCATTTTCTTATCTTGACTAGCACGCCGTTTATTATCAATAACTGAGTGTACAACATGTCGCCAAAATGATATAACCATGTTAGCTTATTTCTTAGAGCGGTATCAAACATGTCTCCATGTATTATCATGTAAGTTTTTCCGTTAATTGCCTTGTACCTGCATTGATTAACTAATTCTATATTTCCAAAATGAATATCAAAAGGTAATAGATCTCGCAGCGATTCGTCATGATTGCCAACTACATATACTACTTGCGTATCACGTTTGGCAGCAGTTAAAATTCTTCTTACTACATTAGTGTGACTTTGCGGCCAATAGTATTTTCTTCTAAGGCGCCATCCGTCTATGATATCACCAACTAGGTAAAGATTATCACTGGTATTGTTTTTTAGAAAGTCGCACAGTTGTTCAGCTTTACAACCGCGTGTGCCTAAATGTATGTCACTTATGAAAATAGATTTGTATTTTCTTTGCATCGAATATTTAAGAAAAATACATAAAAAAAATTATTACGATTTTATTAAACTATAAGATAAAAATAGGACCTTGCGGTCCTATGCTGGTTACGGGCTTCCAGCACCACCCTATGTTTGTGGTCGTTTAAGCCGCTATAGTAAGTTGAGCATCGTTCTCATGCTCATCTGTATCGTCATCTTCTGTATCGTCATCTTCCGGGTCAGCAATTGTTGCAATGCTAACATTTACCTTGTCAAATCTGCTTAATGTATCAATTAAATCTTTTACAGTTAATAGCACACCAGCACCATCTTCATTATCGCCATCTTCTAGTTCTACACGAACATCCATATCCCAGGCACGCATCTCAAGTTTCATTTTGTGTCTCCTTATGCTATGAGAGGAAGGCTTATGACCTTCCTCCTTATTTACAATTATATGCGTATTTTATTTTTACAGGAAGATTACAGTTACAATGAACGAGATCGTTGACGAAATTGAGTAAAAAAGTTTTGTTGTTTTGATATTTTGATCTCATCCAAGAATAACTTTGATACCAATGCGGCTCAGCTTCTGGATGGCAACCTATAAGACCAATATTATTTTGTATTACGGCCATGGCATCACCGTTAGTGTAGGTAGCCACTACTTTGGTTTTAGATAAATCGCCAACAATAGCGCATCCATCGTAGAAAAACATTTTGCAAGGTTGGTCTTCCCAGATAACTTTGAGAGACTTGGCATGCGGTCTACGAGTATCTGCATTTGGTTGTTTAATATATTGAACTGTGTCTATTCCGTCGAGAATATTAAAATAATAACTGCCGGCCCAATAGGCACCCATACAGATGCCTAGATAACGTCCGCCGTTGTTAACATAGTCTTTGACTAGTTCAAGATTGTAGGGCATGAGATAATCAAAACGATCTGCATCACCAATGCCGCCAGGAAAGCACACACAGTCTACATCTCGAAAGAAAGTAGATTCAACTTGATCGCGTGAAAATAATTTAAAACTATGATGAGAAGATAGGGCTGATATAATGCCATTGGCAGAATCAACCGAGCAAACCGGTTGATGAACGAATATGGCTATCTTCATAAAAATGCTCACTTCATTGCGATAATGGCGTTAATCGCAATCAGGCAGCAGCCGCCTTCACACCCGTAAGTTTAACGGTCCTAAGGTGTGTTCTTTTGTGTTGGACTGCAACAAAAACTTGGATGGCACCACTTATAAACAATATCGCCTGCGTTAGCATATGGTGCTAACAATGCAATTAATACCAATAATTTTTTTTTATTGACACCATGATTGTTTAGCTTCGCCGTAGTATTCACGAGCGAGTCCATTTTGAATTAGGACAGCACGTAGGCTCTGTCCATTAAGAATCATGTCACCTAGTACACGACCTCCAAACTTGTCCCAACCGTAGATTACAACCTGATGCTTTTGTGTAGAAGCTACAGCGTTTTTGGTAAATGCTGTTGCTGCCTGTCCGCGCTGATCTTCTTGAGGACACTGAGCACGGAATCCTTTTTCTGGTGTGTCTACACCAAAAATTCTAATAGCCAGTTCAGGTTTTAGTGGTGCTGGTAAAAACGGCGCTGCAATCACAACCGTGTCGCCGTCGTTGACTCTTAAAATTTGTGCGTCATAAGTCGCGCCTTTTGGCTGTTTCTGTGCTTCAGCAGTAGTGGGAATAATAGCAATGGCGATTGCCAAAACTGTCGCTAATATAGCGATTCCAAAACCCTGTGTCCATTTGTATCCGTATTTCATAATATGTCCTTTTAATTATTTACCGTCTTTTTCGTACATCACGGTGTTAGTGTCACCTAGAGCCCATTTAGGATTAGTTTCTACTACATATTTTTCAGTGCAAACACGGAAATCTGGGAACAGCAATTCTTTAGGATTTGAAGCAGCATCTAAGAATATGCAACGATTATTGGGCTGTGCTGCATACTGTCCGTTGTCTAACTGTATAAAGTTAAAGCTCTTATGATCTTCAGGCCATTCTGAGTAGCTAGTATCTATGATGTTGAGATCTGGTGCGGCATTATCTACGGTGAACAGATAATTGCCCTGATAAAAATTTTTGTCCTTGGCGTAGAACTTACAACTGAGATTGCGTAGAAATGCTTTTTGTATCACAGCAATATCATAACTAAAACAATCCCAAATCTGTAGGTTGTCCAAGGACAAAAACTTTTTGGGATCTAGATTGACCTTGCGGCTAACAAAGGCATGTAAAGGCAACTTGTCATAGAGTGCGCCATATCTAGGTAGATAGGCTTCTATGCGGAATGCTTGACTGCGCAGACTTTTAATAGATACCCAAATACATTCTTCGTATTCACCATGGCCTTTTTCAAAGTCGTAGAGAAATTCTCTACGAACAAAACAATGTACTGGTGGAAGGTTGGCTACTAAAAAGCTCATGACCTGTCAACTCCATGGTCTTCCGTCTACAAGTCCACCAACGTTTGGGTTATCTATGAGATTGTTACCTGAATATTTGGTAGGTAAATCATTAATCGTATAGGTAGTTCTTGCGTTGCTGTCTGCTGTTCTAGCTACCTTGGCTATTTCAAGTTTTTGTACTTGCTTATCTTCCTTGGTGCCAACCTGATTAGGAGTACAAAGAACTAGATCACCATCCACCATACCAATGGCAGTTAGTGTGCTTGAACTGTCGCCGTAGGTTGTATCATTAATTGCAGGATTATTTAGAACACTAATCTTATAATAGTCTGTAGGCAATCCTTCATCTGCGGCTATGGCCGTGATCAATTGATCAATAGTTATTGTCAGTGCTACAGTAACACTATCTTTAACTCCACTTAATCCCCAGTAGTTTATTGTTGCCATCTAGTTACCTGCGGTAAATTGAAAAACTGTTGACTCTAATGTCGTCCGGATGTTTAGGAGCATGAATTCCTCCGCCTGCGGCTGTGGTCACTGAACTTAGGTCAGCGTATTCTTCTTTGGGTGTATTTGAATAATGAGTTTCTTGACCCGTGTCGGCTAGATCAATTATTTGACGGAATCTGCGAATGTCGTCGCTCGCATACTGTTCTTGAGGTTTCTCACCCTGCTGCTGCATAAAATTTACTAGTTTATTATAGTCTGCCATGGTCACAGGACCGTCTTTGCTTGCAGTAATCACTGCCTGTGCTAGATCATGAATGTCTGCGTCTTGCTGAATATCTTTTCTAGTAAGTTCTAATAATCTTATAAAAAGTGGCACGTCTAGTTGTACAATATCCATTTTTGCTATCCTCGAGCAAATATTTATCGTTAAATATGAGTACGATGATTGATAAACAACACTTTGCAGCCCTCATAGGCGAGCTTAAAGAAACAGGAAAATATAGGGTTTTTAATGACATAGTGCGAGAAAACGGCAAATTTCCCAGAGCCATTTGGTATGGTCCCTATGCAATTAAAAATATCGTTAACTGGTGCTCTAACGATTACTTAGGCATGGGTCAGCACAAGGTCGTCATAGACGCAATGCACACAGCCCTTGATCACACGGGTTCTGGATCAGGAGGCACTAGAAATATTGGTGGGACCAGCCACTATCATGTGGCTCTAGAACAAGAACTTGCCAGCTTACACAAAAAATCCAAAGCTCTGCTGTTTACCAGTGCCTACGTTGCTAATGAATGGACACTGATAGCACTCAGTAAGATTATACCTAATATTCAATTCATCAGTGACAGTAATAATCATAACAGTATCATTGTGGGCATACAACATAGTCGTGCTCCTAAACAAGTTTTTAGACACAATGATCTGCAGGATCTAGAAATACATCTATGCAAAAGTGTACTGGCAGGTTACACACCTTGCATTGTGTTTGAAAGTGTTTATTCTATGGACGGCGATGTTGGGCCAATCAAAGAAATCTGTGATCTAGCAGATAAGTATAACGCAATAACCTACATTGATGAAGTTCATGCTGTGGGCCTATATGGATCACAGGGCGGCGGCAAAGTAGAGGAATTAGGTCTTGAGGACCGCGTTGACATAGTCAATGGAACGCTGGGTAAAGCGTTTGGTGTACAGGGCGGATACATCGCCGCAGACGCAGATGTAATTGATGCTATCCGCTCTGTAGCAGCCGGTTTTATCTTTACTACTAGCATGAGCCCTGTGAACTGTGCAGGTGCTTTGGCAGCTATAAAATATCTCAAGGCACATCCCGAAATCCGATCAAGACACCAAGAGCGTGCCTATAGACTTAAACGCAGACTTCTTGAAAGTGGAATACGAGCTATGGAGTGTTCCACTACTCACATAGTGCCTGTGTTGGTAGGAGATGCAAAAAAATGTAAGGCTGTCAGCGACACTCTACTTAATGAGCATGAAATATACGTGCAGCCTATCAATTATCCAACTGTCAATGTGGGCACAGAACGACTACGTTTTGCGCCTACACCTTATCACGATGATGCTATGATTGAGCATTTGGTCACTGCTTTGCGTTCAGCATTTGAGTATCACCGGGTGCAAGTCTAAAACGATCTTCCACATAATCAGCAGTACCAACTTCAAATATAATACTGCCATCTTCCAAGGCTTCTAGTCTGTGAGGAGAAAGATTGCCAATATCTACGGTTTTGCCTTCTTCGATAATTGCATCCTTAACCGATCCATCTTTGGGATCAACAAAGGTAATTTTAAATTTACCTGCATTGACAAACCAACTTTTAGTTTTATCTTTGTGTAATACTAGGCTGGTTTTGGCGCCTGCACGTTCAAATACTAGAAGTTTGCCGCAGAATTTGTCGTTGTTGGCAAAGACAATTTCAAATCCCCAACCCTTGTCGTTTTTACCTTTAGCCTGCAAGTTCATTAGCGATTCTCCACAATTTTATCAACCAGTCCATAGGCCAGTGCTTCTTCTGCGCTCATAAACTTGTCACGTTCCATATCCGCTGTTAACTGTGCAAATGTCTTGCCTTTGGAATTGTGTTTGACATAGATCTCTGTCAAATTCTTTTTCATCTTGAGAATTTCTTCAGCTTGAATCTGAATATCTGTAGCCTGTCCGCGAGCACCACCTGAAGGTTGGTGAATCATATGCCGTGCATTGGGCAACATGAATCTCTTGCCTGCTGTGCCTGCTGTGGCCAATAGACTTCCCATTGAACAGGCCTGCCCCATAACGTAGGTGGCAACATCTGGTTTGATAAACTGCATGGTATCATAGATTGCCATGCCTGCTGTGACAACACCACCTGGACTGTTAATAAATAAGCTTATATCCTTGTCGGGATTCTCAGATTCTAAAAAAAGCAATTGCGCTACAACCAAATTGGCTCCGTAGTCTTCGATAGGCCCATTCAACATAATCACACGTTCTTTCAACAAACGGCTATAAATGTCATAGGCACGTTCACCTTTGCTAGTAGATTCAATCACCATTGGTACTAAGTTCATTAACAACTCCTTTTTCAACCTTTGTATATTTTATACAAAAACGTCTTGCAATTCAAGTAATCTGAGTATACAATATTTTTACCAATTAAATAACAGTTTAGGATTGGATGATTTGAAATGAGTACTTTGCTTTTAAATGCAGACGCACAACCTGTAAGTCTACTGCCGTTGAGTATTGTAGATTGGCAGGAGGCGATTCGTTATCTCGTACTGGATAAGGTTAGAGTAATGGAATGGCACGACGATTGGGTCGTTAGATCAGCTCGTTGGAGCACTCGGGTGCCTGCTGTGATCATGCTGAAAGAATATCAAAAACCAAAAAGCGCCATGCGCCTAAGCAAGCGTAATATCTTCTTGCGAGACGGATATCGTTGCCAATACTGTGAAGTAGAAGTTAACGAAGCTAATGCTACGTTGGATCACGTTCTACCTTCTAGCCTGGGTGGTAAGACCGCCTGGGACAACTGCACCACGGCCTGCAAAACCTGTAACTATAAAAAAGGCGCAACTACCAAAATGAAACCAAAAGTTCGTCCCTACAAACCAGATTTTTGGGAATTGGTTAATCGAAGGAAAGCACGTGGGTTTCACCTACAACATCCCAGTTGGGCAAATTACCTAGGCGTATGACTTGACAGGATCTTAGGATCCTGTTATAGTTTAATCACGGTTGAAATAGAAGTAGACCAGTTAATGCCGAAAACAGTAGGCGAAAGGAAATTTATGTCAACATTATCACTTAAGACGCACACCCGCGTCCCTAAGGCCAAGCCTTACAACAAAAAGCAAGCTATTAAGCTATTTCAAAAGAAATATTCAAATTTCTTTGATATCAAAGACGATGCCATAGATCTTCGCGAAATGGCCAAAAATTACAGCAATCATATTATTCCTCTTGAAGATATCCATCGGGCTATTGTAACCGTAATCGGTCCCAATTATATTGTACGAAGCTTTGATTACGATCCCAGCGGCGGTGCTACAATTAGCTATCCAAATGCCAGCACCAGTCCTAGATTTGCCTATGTAGACTGGGACCAATTGTATTTGTGGAGCATATTTCAACGTGACGTTGCACCCAACCACGTAGAGAAGATATACAAAGATTTCCGTAGCACCTGTGTGATTGTTCCCTGTGCTATTCGAATGACTCTCAAAGACGGCAAGGTAATTTTTTGCATTTGGGACGGACATCATACTGTGCAAGTGTGTCGACTTAAAGGTTACAACAAGTTTCCTGTTTGGTATATCGACGTTGACCATATTCCACTTAGCGAAATTGAAAATGCTGGCTATAGTGACTCAGATGAAGACCGTATCAAATACGGTGCCAGGCTCGCCGGCACCAACATGCGTAAAATTAACGGAATCAACAAACGTGCATTGAGTCCATATGATGACTTTATGATTGGTTACGAAACTCAAGATCCTGAATTCGTGGCTATTATGAACATTCTTAGGAAAAATAGTTGTGTGCCAAAACGTCATCCCACGATGGCTGGAGCCTTTACGCAGATTAAATCAGGCATCGAATGTTATTCTTTGGCAGACACTTATGGCAACAAGGCTCAATTTTGGGATCGTGCTCTTAACTTTCATAGGACAGTTTGGCCCAAAGCGCCACTAACTCTGGAAATCTTCCGTCCTCTAAGCTACCTTTATTGGAACGCTGCCATGCAGGGTCTTGCCCTACCTCCAGCTTTTGATGTTGAACTAGCTCTTATGCTCACCGGTCGTTGGGGAGATCCGGAAAGTGTTCAGGAAGGTATCAAGGACAGTTACTGGGCGGCATACCACGATACCACTGGCAATAACAAATTGAGCGGCACCATTCCCGAGCATGACAAGTTTCGTGTGTTAAATGGATTGATTAATTTGTATAGGCAGAACAATGGACAGTATCTTCTGCCTCCTGCTACCTGCCAGTGGAAGGTATAATATGAAAGGCCAAAAACTTTTTTATATCTTTAAGGATCCGATGGGTTCTCCGGATTCTAAAATTGGAATTACCGGCAATCCTTATGTCCGTTTGGGAGTGTATCAAGCTAGTTACAGTCGAAACAGTCATGTAGCCTGTTTTGATACTGTCTATATTGGTCCAGCAAGGGCAATAAACAATTTAGAAAAGGCAGTTAAGCTAGAACTAGATTGGGACATAGAAATGGACGGGCGAGGACACACTGAGTGGGTCAGCAAAGACTATAAAGAAATTGAAAGACATATCGATGAAATTATCAATGGCTATAAATTTAAAGTTGTTAAGGTGCCCAAAAAGTTTTTACCGTTAACGGTAGATAACCTAAAAGATTTTTTGGATCAACTGTGACTTGACAGTTGTAGCCAAAGGTGTTAAACTATTATTATTGTAATTGATAGGAGTGACCATGCGTACTCAACCTGACTATATTATTCGTCAACTTGAGATTCACAATAGCCGCATCAACAAAGAACAGATTTTGGAAGCGGCTGCAGAAGAAGGACTTACAGAGTTCTTTGACGGGCTTCGTATGTGTTTGGATAATCTCTACACATTTGGTGTCAAACAAGTTCCTGTAAAAGATCGTAATAACGGACAAGGATTGCCTTGGGCAAACTTTGTAGAACTAGCAGAAGCTCTTTATCGTAGGCAGATTACAGGACATGAAGCTCGAGATGCTATCAATCTTGCCATGGATGTGGCTACCAAAGAGCAATGGAATGATTGGTACCGACGTATTCTTATCAAGGATCTACGTTGCGGTGTTTCGGAAAAGACTGTTAACAAAGTTCTAAAGAAATTTAAAGACATTGAACCTGTGCCTGTTTTTGAATGTATGTTGGCGCATGACGGTGCCAATCATGAAAACAAGATCACAGGTAAAAAATTACTTGAACCCAAACTTGACGGTGTTCGTGCTGTCACAGTCATTGATTATGAAAGCCGTTCTGTGACCATGTACACACGGAATGGTAAAGTTCTTGAAAACTTCAATCATATTACCAAATATCTAGAAGACAATCTGG